TACGTCAGGAAGTGGGCAATCCTGGACTGCGGTCATGCGCACAGGACTGCTGAGGCGTACCAGATGTGCGTGAAGAAGAGCAGGTGAGACGGACTTACGTCTCCGGCTTACTTACATCAGCCCAAATCAAGCAATCCAATCAACACACAGAAACCAAATAACTGCATAGCGTGAGGTTATTCGAACTGAGTTCTGAGTCTATTGCGGATTCACGTGAAACATCGAACATATGCGGGAATTACCAGACGACCGTTTGGTATGTACCAGACGTATAGATGGTAACCGCAGAGCGAACAGTAGTTCGCAGAGCGCACATGTACGGAGACAGAACACATGTGCGCATAGCGAACAAGTTCGGCTAGCGAACACTTATACGCATGACGAACCCGCGTACTAAACCTAGCACAATGCAGGACAGTGAACTTACAGTGATGATTCCCGTCCGGAACCAGTGCTCAGTGAACAGCTGTGACCTGCACTAACACAGTGGTTGGCATGTCAAGCACCCAGTTTGCCCGGTTTGCCCGGTTCGTGTGACGCTCAGTGATGGGAGAACCTGTGACCAATGGTAGTACCTATAGCACACATGGTTATGTAAGGACATACGGCATGTGGATGTCAGTCGATGTCACTTCACCGTTTGTGCGGATGGTGAACCGGTGTGCGGATGGTGACCACGGATGAGGATACCCCCGGGGGTACCTGGCATACCCGGAGGGGTATCAGCTACCACCCTGGATGGAAATTTCTGTGGGATTCGGGGGGCAGGTAGCGGCGGGACTACATACCCATAACGCATTTTCCAGCAATCGGAGTAGCAATTGAGTACCACGGCAGAGCAGGTAAAGCACGTCTACCAGCCCATCGGGTCAGCCCGGAAGCTGTTCTCGGCAAAAGATCCCGAGGTACTGCTGTCTGGTCCTGCCGGTACGGGCAAGAGCAGAGCCTGCCTGGAGAAGCTGCATGCGATGGCGCTGATGAATCCCGGGATGCGAGGGGTGATCCTGCGCAAGACCGCGACCAGCCTCACCTCAACGGCACTGGTGACGTTCCGGGAGCACGTCGCTAAGGAGGCGATCGACTCCGGGGAGGTCAGGTTCTTCGGGGGGAGTTCCCAGGAAGCCTCTCTGTTCAAGTACGCCAACGGCTCCACGATCACCGTGGGCGGGATGGACAAGGCCACGAGGATCATGTCCTCCGAATATGACATCGCCTATGTCCAGGAAGCGATCGAGCTGACGGAAAATGACTGGGAGGCGATCACGACACGTCTCCGTCACGGCAGGGTGAGCTTCCAGCAGGTCATCGCGGACACCAACCCCGATACCCCGTACCACTGGCTGAAGCAGAGATGTGACAACGGCAAGACCCGCATTATCAGCTGCACCCACGAGGACAATCCGACCCTGTATGACCAGGAAAAGCAGGACTGGACTCCCTCAGGTGCCAGCTACATCGCCAAGCTGGATAACCTCACCGGCATCCGCCTGGACCGCCTGCGCTACGGGAGATGGTCCGCTGCTGACGGGCTCATCTACGACACGTTCGACGGGCAGGTCCATCTTCATGCCCCGTACAGGATCTTCCCGCCCAAGGACTGGGAGCGGTACTGGAGCATCGACTTCGGCTATACGAATCCCTTTGTGTGCCAGTTCTGGGCTAAGGACCCCGATGGCAGGCTGTACCTGTACCGGGAGATCTACCGGACGCAGACGCTGGTGGAGGATCACGCGGAGATGATCCGCAAGCTCACCAGGATCGAGGGGCACTACGACCCTCCCCCGGTCGCGGTGGTGTGTGACCATGACGCGGAGGGCAGGGCGACTCTGGAGGAGAAGCTGGGCATCTCCACCGTCGCGGCGCACAAGTCAGTCCTGGAGGGGATTGAGGCGGTCAAGGCGAGGCTCAAGGTCCAGGACGACGGCAAGCCCCGCCTGTTCATCGCGAGGGATGCCGTCGCGGAGCGGGACCCTCAGCTGGTGGAGGACAAGAAGCCCACCTGCACGCAGGAGGAGCTGCTCTCCTACATCTGGACCAAGACGGTCTCCCATGACGCCATGAAGATCCCCAAGGAGACTCCCCGCAAGGTCGATGACCACGGCATGGACGCCATGCGGTACCTGGTGGCTCACGTGGACCTGATCGGCAGGGCAAGGATCAGGACCCTGACCTGGTTATCCCAGGAGCATCACGAAGTGATGCGTGTGGCTTCAGCCTGCAATAACCCACAGCGGCCCCTGGCTGATCACGGTCTCAAAGGCAGATGCTGCCTTGATCCAGGAGGACATCAGGTCGGCGGAGGTGAACGTCACCACGTCCACCTGCTTGCCGTTGAGCATCGCGGATGCCTCGGAGGAGGCGTACAGCGTCGGGGGGATCGGGGTGATCTGGGTCGCTCCGGCTGCCCCGGCGACTTGCTGAGCATCGGGAGCTGTCTCCGTAGCTGCTGGCGTCGATGCCGCAGGAGCGGTAGCAGCAACGGGAGAAGTAGCAGGAGCAGGGGATCCCGCGATGGCGAGTCCTGTACCGGTCCCGGCGCCGAAGATGACCAGAGCTGCCCCGGCGATGGCTGCTGACAGGCGGAGCTTGCGGCTACCGGTGATCTTGATCTTGGTGTCCATGCCCTGATGATACAGCCCGGCACGCCCTGATACGGCAGGAGAGATAGTAAACGCCGTAAACTCAGTTTACGCCATTTGCGGAATAGCGGAATTGGTGCTATAAACAGAAGCGGAGGACTCTCTCCGTTTCCGTTAGGCGCTTATGACATTTCCTGTCGCGCTGCCATTGGGTCGCTCCCGTGGCAAGCACCGCAAGTTCCGGGATATCGCCCGCACTGCGGTTCGCCGTGTCTCCGTCCCTGCGAGCATCCAGCGGATTTCCCAGATGCCTCTCACCGTCCTGGGAATCGGGAGCACTATCGCAGGGATCGCGCTTATCTGCCTCCCCGCTGCGCTTATCGTGATGGGTCCCATCCTGATGGGACTTGAATTCCTGGTGGCCGACGAGTGAAGTCCAGCCTGAAGAAGCTTCTCAACGCGGGTTCCCCGGTGCCCTATGCCGCAGCCGGGAGAGGCGTTCTCCCGCTGTTCACCGGGCAGACCAGCAATGAGATCTACATGCGTGCCTATGGCACGTCAGGGACCATTTTCTCTATTGTCACGACCATTTCCACGGCGGTAGCCACTCCCACCTGGCACCTGTACCGCAAGCAGCCCCAGGATGGCCGCAGGCGCTATACGACCGCCGACCAGGGCTCGGACCAGCGCACTGAAGTTGTCAATCACGCAGCCCTGACATTGTGGAACAACCCGAACCCGTTCACCATCACCTCCGAGTTCATCACTGCCTCCGTGCAGCACCTGGAGCTGACGGGAGAGTGCTGGTGGGTCCTGGACCGGGGCAACGCGAACTTCCCGCTGAGCATGTGGCTGATCCGCCCGGACCGGATGGAGCCCGTCCCCTCCCCTGATGCCTACCTCCAGGGATACATCTACACCTCCCCGGACGGGCAGAAGATTCCTCTCGACCTCGATGAGGTCATTTTCACCAAGTACCCGTCCCCGCTTGATCCCTATCGCGGGATGGGTCCGGTCGCGAGCATCCTCGTAAACGTAGACGCGATGCGCTACGCCAACGAGTACAACCGCAACTTCTTCCTGAACAATGCCACCCCCGGCGGGGTGATCCAGGTTGATCACCGTATGTCTGACACGGAGTGGGACGAGTTCACGAGCCGCTGGCGCGAATCCCATCAGGGCGTGAGCAGGTCCCACCGGGTGGCGGTCCTCGAAAACGGCGCTGCCTGGGTCCCGAATTCCGTGACCAACAAGGACATGGATTTCGCGAACCTGATCGGGCAGGAGCGGGACATCCTGCGTGAGGCGTGGGGAATCCATAAGAGCCTGCTGGGTAATTCCGACGATGTTAACAGGGCAAATGCCCAGACGGCTGAAGAGGTTTTCGGCAGCTGGAAGATCATCCCCCGGCTGAACCTGATCCGCAATTCCCTGAATTACCGGCTTCTCCCCCAGTTCGGCAGCACCGGTCAGGGCGTCGAATTCGACTATGACAACCCGCTGCCGGATAACCGCGAGGCGGATAACGCGGAGCTGACCGCCAAGGCGACCGCCGCGCAGCTGCTGATCAGCGCCGGGCTGAACTCAGATGACGTGCTGGAAGCGGTGGGCCTGCCCGCGATGGGCTCCGATGCTCTTGATACCCCCGCTGATCCCGCTGAGGTCGGCACTCCTGAACCTCCCCCGGCTGACCTGGCGAACCTGCTGCGCATGGGACGCCATGAAATCCAGCGCGCAAAGGCGGTGCTCAATGGCTCGCATTAGGTCCACGAAGCTCCTGAACATGCGGGACAAGTCCTGGTACTCGATTACCAATAAGGCTGACGGTCCCGTCCAGGTCCACATCTACGACGAGATCGGCTATGTCGGGGTGAGCGCCCAGCAGTTCATGGCGGATATCGCTGAAGTCAAGGGACCGATGGAAGTCCACCTGAACACTCCCGGCGGTGAAGTCTTCGACGGGATCGCCATTTACAACGCCCTGAAGCAGCGCGGGAACGTCACGATCATCGTGGATTCCCTGGCCGCCAGCATCGGCAGCGTCATTGCCTGCGCAGGCAATCCCACCATCGTCGCGAAGAACTCCCAGATCATGATTCACGACGGCTTCGGGATGACCGTGGGAAACGCGGCGGACATGCGGGAGATGGCAGATCTCCTCGACCGGGCGAGTGACAACATCGCCAGCATCTACGCGGAGAAGACCGGCAAGCCCGTCCAGCAGTGGCGTGACGCCATGAAAAAGGAGACCTGGTTCTCCGCTGATGAGGCAGTTTCCGAGGGTCTCGCCGATCACGTCCAGGGAGGATCCCTGACCGCCCGGTTCGATCTCTCCATCTTCGGTGATTCGAAAACCAGTTCGGATACGAAGATCCTCAATGAGAAATACGACACTGACGACCGCAAGCGCATGGCGTCCGAGGGCTCGGCGATGCCTGATGGCTCTTATCCCATCGCTGATGAGGAAGACCTCGACAACGCAATTCATGCGGTCGGACGAGGTGGCGCTGATCATGACGCGATCCGCCTCCACATCATCAAGCGCGCCAAGGCGCTCGGGCTGTCGGAACGGATTCCGGATGACTGGAATTCCGATGGCTCGCTTGGCGGAACTGAAAACAGTTACACCCATTTCATTAATGCGCTTCGAGCACTCTAAAGGAGGCAATTATGGCGCAGGCAATCCCGCAGACTCCTGAGGAGATGGCTGAGAAGCTCTTCGAGGACACTTCCGTGTTCTCCAACGAGGATGACAGGAAGCGTTTCCACGACGCTTACACCGCCAAGCTGATGGCCCATGACGGGTCCATTGCCCGTCAGGTCAGCGAGCAGGTCCAGAACGGGCTTGCTGAGTTCATGCGGTCCAACGGGGCGAAGACCCCGGTGCCCATGGACGGCATGACCCCGCAGGCATCCAAGTCCGTCACCCGGGGCAAGGGCGCGGTCTACAACCAGGCTGCTCCCGGTGCCCGTCTCGATGAGGCTTCCGGCGAGGACCGCTTCGCCACCATGGGCGAGTTCATCCAGGCGGTGTGGCCGAAGTCGGGCACGCTGAAGAACCGCGATGTCCTGCGGCGCAAGATGGGCAAGCTCGAAGACATCCAGAACAGCTTCGGGAGCGAGGTCCCCGCTGACGGCGGCTTCCTGGTTCCCGAGACTCTCCGCAGCGAGCTGCTTCAGTACAGCCTGGAGAACTCGGTAGTCCGTCCCCGGGCAACCGTCATCCCGATGAACACGCTCCGTGTCCCGATTCCCACCGTCGATGACACCTCCCACGTCACCTCCGTCTTCGGCGGCGTCACCGTCTACTGGACCGAGGAGGCAGGCGCTCTCACCGAGTCGCAGGCAAGCTTCGGACGGGCAGTCCTCGAAGCCCGCAAGCTCACTGCTTACGCCGAGATCCCCAACGAGCTGCTCGCAGATGCAGTCGCGTTCGGCTCATTTTTCGATCAGAAATTCCCGCAGGCGATCAGCTTCTTCGAGGACGTCGCGTTCCTGACCGGCAGTGGCTCCGGTGAGCCGATGGGAGTCATCAACGGCGAGGGCGCTGTCACTGTCTCCGGGCAGTCCGGGCAGACCACGAAGACGGTTGTCTTCGAGAACATCCTCAACATGTACTCCCGGATGCTTCCCACCGCGCTGAACAACGCGGTGTGGATCTGCTCCCCGGATGTCCTGCCGCAGCTGTTCTCCATGTCCCTGTCCGTGGGCACTGGCGGGTCCACCGTGATGATCGGCAACTACCCGGGTCAGTCCGGTGCGGACTCCCCGAGGATGTCCCTGCTGGGTCACCCGCTGATCGTCAGCGAAAAGGTTCCCGCTCTGGGAACCGCAGGCTGCCTCAGCTTCATCAACTTCGACTACTACCTGATCGGCGACCGCCAGGTCATGCAGGTCAACTCCAGCGAGCACTACAAGTTCGCCAATGACAAGACCGCGTTCCGCGTCATCGAGCGCGTAGACGGTCAGCCGTGGCTGCGTTCCGCGATCACCCCGCAGAACAACAGCTCGAACACCCTCAGCCCGTACGTCCTGCTGGCTGGGATCTAACTAGCGCCGAGGATCGAACTGGAGTTCTGACCAGCTCCAGTTCGGTCCGGTAGGTGCGAACAATCCGGGCATTGAAACCCCCGGAGAGAGGAGCCAGAAATGGCAACTGAGGGACTGGGACGGCTCTTCAACGTCGCCCCCATCGTCGGAGCGGGCTCGGCGATCAGCCTCAAGGAAGCAGGCGCGATCACGTTCGTCTGCACCGGCAACGACACGTTCACCCTGACTGTCTCGGCGACGTTCGGAGGGTCTTACGTCACCCCCCCGACCACCACCATCGGCGGCGGGCTGATCCGCAACAAGTACACCAACCCGCAGACCAACGGAACCGGCGTGTGGACCAAGGTCGCGCTGGCAAGCGGCTCCTACGCGAACTCCGCGACGATCTCCAGCGGCACCGTCGTGTTCGCGGTGTACCCGATCGACCTCGCCGGGGACCCCTCCGGCACGAACTACAGCTACATCAAGTGCACCGCCGGAGGTTCCGGGCTCGTCATGGCGCTCCCGCATGACCTGCTCGTCCAGCGGACTCCTGCCAACCTGCCCAAGCTGAGCGCGTAAGGGAGGGATGAGTCATGGCTAACTACTTGCAGCTGGGGTCTTACCGCGACCTGAACTACGGTCCCCTCGTCGCGAAGACTGCCGTGGCGAACGGCATCACCGCAGCAGTGAACCTGTTCACGGTCGGCACCGGGAACGTCCTGGTGACCAACCTGATCGGGGTTGTCACGACGGCTGCCGCGACCACCGGCACCATGACGATCGGGGTGACTTCAACCAACTCCACGATCGCCACCGCGCTGGGACTGGCGACCACCGTCGCGACCACCTACAAGGCGGGCACCGTCCTGGCGGTTCAGCCGGGTGCTGCGTCCGCTACCGGTAACACGGCTACCACCTCGGCGATGGCCGTGGGCACGGCTGGTGTTGTCGGCGCCCAGGGTGTCGCTGCGATTGTCCCGTCCGGCGGGGTGATCACCGCTACCACGTCGTCGAACATGGGCGGCAACATCAGCTGGTACCTGACCTATGTTCCGCTGGATTTCGGCGCGAACGTCACGTAACGGAGAGGAGGCGTAGTAATTGAGCTGGTATGCATACCTGTCAGTCCTCAAGGACCAGCAGCAGACGTTTAACTATTACGCCTCCATCCCTCCGTGGGCATGCCCGGAGTGCGGTGAGCCGCTTACCCCGGCTCCCGCAGGGGCTGAGAACACGATCTTCTGCCGGTTCGACGGGTGGGAATACCCCCGCGACTACATCCGTCCTATGGGGGGCGTCTCATGAGCTTCACCGGACCTGGTGCCGCAACCAATGCAATGGTCGCGGCAACCGTTTCCTCTGTCACGCTGTTCAATGCTGCCACCGGTATTTTCGGTCGCAACATCTACAACAGCAGCACTGCCGTCTGCTATGTCACGTTCGGCACGGTCAGCAGCACCACGGCATACACCACCCAGATTGCCGCGACCACCAATTACTCGTTCCCGGTGCCGACTTATTCGGGTCCGGTTACCGCGATCTGGGCGGCAACCAACGGTAGTGCCGCAACCAGCCAGTGGTAATTTACGCCCACTGGTAAACACCGTAAACTTCGTTTACACTGTAAATAGAGCCCTCCTATATCTGCGGATATACGGTCAAGCAAGCAAGGACACAGAGTGGCGGTCAGTAATGCGTGCTACTGCACGCGAGAAGAAGTGCAGCGTGCGCTGGATATCAAGCCCACGCAGATTGACGCACTCCGTGTTGACCGCGCTCTGGAAACCGCCAGGGATGATATCGAGGCTCTCACTCACCGCCGTTTCTACAACGTGCTGGAAACCCGCTTCGTTGACTGGCCTAACTATGATTACGCCTACCCGTGGCGGGTGTGGCTGGATGCGGCGGAGCTGGCTGATATTACCTCCACCGTTCCCGTGGTCACCACCGGGAGCCAGGTAATCCCCGCAGCCAACCTCTTCTGGGGAAACCCCAAGTACCCGTATCCCCCGTTTAACTACGTCGAGATCAACCGTTCCACGAACAGCAGTTTCGGGGTGAGCACTACTCCCCAGCGCGATATCTCGATCCTCGGGGTCTTCGGGTACTGGAACCGCACCACCGCAGCAGGAAATCTTGCCGCTGCCATCACTGATACGACCGGTACGTCAGTCACCGTCACGAACTCGAATTCTCCCGGAGTGGGAGACGTCATGATCGTGAACTCGGAGTCCCTGCTCGTGACGGACCGGAACTGGGTTACCACATCTCAGACGCAGAGCAGCGGCTGCACGACGGCATCGAACTCCGACAACTCCCTCACTGTCAGCGGCGGCACGTTCTTCGCCGGGGAGACTCTCCTGCTCGATGCCGAGCAGATGCTGGTGACCAGCGTGAACGGCTCTGTGCTGACCGTCAAGCGTGCCTGGAACGGCACGGTACTTGCCACCCACTCCGGCGCCACCATCTACGCAGCGCGGCTCCTGAGCGTCGGGAGGGGCTTCGGCGGGACCACTGCCGCGACCCACCTGAACAATGCCGCAGTCACCATCAGCGTGATCCCCGGCAGCGTCAAGTCCCTCGCAATCGCCGAGGCGCTGAACATCATCCAGCAGGAGACCTCCGGATATTCGCACATGACCGGCGAGGGCGGCATGGCGCAGGCCATTACCGGGGGAACTCTCGATGAACTCCGCGATCAGGTCGTGCAGCAGTACGGGCGCAAGGCAAGGCAGCGGGTCATATGACGACGCTCACCGAAGTACATGAGCACGGACCGCTGTTCAGCGAGGAAGCTGCCGCGATCCTGGACCGCTATTCCCAGGCAGCCCGCGAGGATATCGCCACCTGCGCGATATCCGGAGCCGTTGGCACCTTC